TCAAAAATTACAGTACGGTCAAAATCACATCTGTCGAATCCCACCCAAAGGAGATCTCGTAAGGTCCTTGATGCTCAAAATGACCCTACCGGCCCTTCAGGTTATCGGTACGGATTGGTACTGGCCGATCGCCCCGTCCGTCCAGAACGTCGCGACCCTAATTTTCAATGGAAATTTGTCCTTTGCGAACACAGCCCCCTTTGCTGGTATCGATTGGTACTCGACCTTCAACCAGGCCAATTGGCTCAACGGCCCAGGACCCCAAGGCGTGTTCAAACCCAATGTCGCTTACGTGGCCGGTACCAACAAGTTTGCATTTTCGAACGTCGCCAACGTCTGGGTACCGACCTTTGCCCCGAACCAGACCAACGTGGGCGTCTTTTGGGGTCTGGACCCTCGAAACGCGAACGGTCAAGTCACCGTGGGGTCCGTCACATATCTCATATATACCGTAGGGTCGGCTGGACGCCAGTCGGACTTTAGTCTCGAACAATCTGGCTGGCTCCAAAATCCCAGCACGGGTATGCCCGACCCTCCCGCAGGTTCTGGTATATTTTTGGGTCTAAATCAGTCCAAGGCGCTGCCGTCGTCCGGCTTCATCAATTTTGGTACAGAAAGTGGCGTGACCAAATGGACCAACTACGACCCCACGAGTTCATTCGCCGTGACCCCGGGGGGGCGCATCAGTTTCCAGAAGACTGGTCTTTACATCATGCGTGTGGGGTTCGGTGCCGACTATGGCTCTTTGTCAAACGTCGCGTGGGGTGCCCAAACGGGTGACGGCGAGCCAGATTTTCCGACGTTCGCGGCTTCGTACCCGTGGCGCGTGTCTCCCAACCCCGCGACTCCGGCCATTTTTCCCATGAACATCACGACCACCAGCGCCAACGTCTACGTCTACGCTTACGCGACCGGCTCGTCCCTCGTGGCGAGTTCGTACGTGTCGATCATCAAGGCGGATTACGTGATGAGCTTGGCGTCCCCGTACGGCATGGGCGTCACCCTAGGGCCCGGGGGTGCCGTACCCATCTACTCGAACATCGTCTCGACCGGTTCAGGGTTCGTATCCGTCTTGGCTGATTCGACCGGTCGTTTCAATATCAACCAGTTCGGACCTATGATCATCACCGGGACCCTGTACCTAAGTTCTAATTACGTATCGAACGTCCAGCTCGTCGAAGGGGCCAACGTCCTTTACACGTACGACATGACATCCCAGGGTCGCGACCCGACATTCGCCTTTTCTATGCCCGTGAACGTCACGGACACAGCCCGAAACTATTCCCTGAACGTCGCCACGAACAACACGTGGACCGAGACCCAAACCCTGCCGGGTATAAACCCCGTGGGCGCCGGGTCGACCGGTCAATGGACCGTTGCGACCACGACCGGACAGTTCCTCATGAATGCCAGTACCGAAAGCATCACTCAGCCAGCCTGGAAGGGTTTTTTGACTGCAAATTACTGGCAGGCGGGTTCGTTCGGTATGTACTCTCTGACGCCGCCATACTCGAACACCGCGTCGGCGCCCGTGACCAACACCACCCCCGGACCCCTCTCATGGGGTGGCGAGTGGATTCAGCTCGTCGCACCGACACAGACTTTGCTCGGGACGGTCACCTTCACGCCCGTCAGCGCCGATTTGGCCCCGGGTGAGTGCCTCATTTTGGGAAACAGCGTCGAGAGTAATTCTGGGTGGACAATCCTGAACGGCCCGACGACCCTGACGGGCGCGGTCCAGACCGTGACCGTCAACGCGACGGCAGCGTACCGCTGGTTCCGCGTCGTCTTCACCAAGGCTCTGAACGGCGTGAACGGCTACAAACCTGCTGTGAACGTCTCGATGACTGGACGTCAAACGGCCAAAATTCTCTTGAACAACTCATTTTTCATCGTGAATCAGGTTGGTGTGCCGGCATCGACCCTTTCGTCCATCGTGCTGCAGTACAACGGTCTCCTGATGACCCCCTCGACCACGACTCTCCGGACGCCTCTGCGGCTCACGACCGACTTTACGACCATAGGTAACGTATTCAACATCTCGAACGTGACGAGTCAGAACACCCTCGCGTTCAGTAACGTCGGCATGTACATGGTCACCGGCGTCATTTCGACGGCCGATCAGCTCACGTCCCTGACCATCTCCGGGTCTGACGGAAGCGTCACAAACTTCCCAGTCGGTCTCGGCATGTACCCACCAGTGACCGTAAACTTGCCGTTCCGCGTGTCCAATACGGCCGCTCGATACTCTTTGAGCCTGTCGGTCAACGGTTCGACAGCCGCCCCGAACCTCTATTCGAACACGTTCTTGGCCGTCTATCCCGTATCTTCGAACGTCAACACGCCCCCGAACTACGTCTATTACGACTCGGTCGCGACTCTGGCTATTCGTTCGGCCGAACTCAAGATTGGCGGTCAGTCCATAGAGACTCTCACGGGTGAATATATCGAGCTCTGGAACGACCTCAACGTTCCGTACGAGAATCAGCCGGCCCTCAAGCTCTTGACGGGCAAGGGCGACACGTCGACTCAGATTCTCACAGCCCGGACGTACTACGTGAATTTGCCCTTCTACTTCTACAATCGGCCCGAGCTTTCGATACCTTTAGTGGCGCTCGATCGCCAAGACGTGGAGATCCACATCAAGTTCAACACGTTCAATAACCTGACGGCAATCACCGGAGTCGTGAATCCCACCTTGGACGCCACCATCATCACGGAGTACGTATACCTTTCCGAACCTGAAATCAACTGGTTCAGGACGAGCCGGATAGAACAGGTCATAACGCAGATCCAGTACGGGACGTTCAGACTTCAACCCAGTTTCACGTCGGGTGTGTTCGTCCTCGACTTTAAGAATCCGATCCGTGAGATGTTCTTCGTGATTCAGGCCGAGGGCGCCGCACCCTACGACTACTCCGGGAACGGGCTCGAGAGCATCGGAATGAGCTTCAACGGCTACGAGGCTATGAGCTCCACCACAAACGACGCCGTCTCTTTGGGTTCCCTAGAACCTTTCAATCACTACCCGAACTTCCCGACGAGACAGTTCTATATGCACTCGTTCTGCATGTCACCCGGGTCGACGGCACCTTCCGGATACGTGAACTTTAGCCGAATCAAACAGGTCCTGCTGACGCTCAACACCAGTACAAGCGCACTGGCTCGCAATTTCCGTCTGGCTTTTGTGAATCATAACGTTTTGAGATTTGAAAATGGTCTGGCGGGGTTGATGTTCAACTAGTGGAGAGTCGGGACCGCAGGTCCCTTCTCTCGCGGGCGCCGCGGCCGTGGGCCTCTCTGAACCTCAAGAGCCTCACGGGCCTTTACTCCAGCCTCCGGCGTAAGTAACCGTTAAGAAAGAGCGCCTGCGGCGCTCTGTTTTTTCCTTACGACGAGGCGCGCGAGCGCGCCGACGGAAAACAATGTTTTCCTTTACTAGGAATGGCCGCCCGTGCCAATTTAGCATCCCTCGGCAAAGAGGATGTCATCTTGAGCGGCGAACCCGAAGTGACCTACTTTATCGAGCGGTACAAAGGTCACGCGTCTTTCGCCCAGCGTGTCGACACCGTCAATTTTGAAGGCGATTACGTGTACTTTGGGGCCGAGTCATACGCGGTCCTGCCTCGTTCGGGTGATATCATATCTAAAATCTACTTGAAAGTTAATTTCCCATTGAATTCTTTGGGTACCGGGGCCGTCCGTGACTCGGTCGGCACCTTGATGATCGATTACATCGAGCTTTACATTGGGACCCAACTCGTCGAACGATTCTGGGGCGAATTCCTGGCTCTCAAATGGGACCTCGAGGTCCCGCAGAGTAAGCAAGGGGCCCTGACGGGTCTTATAGGCAAGGGAACACAGACACCCGCAGCAACCTACACGGTCCCCATCCCCTTTTCTGTCCTCGAAAAGGGCCTGCCTTTGTGCGCATTCAAAGAAGATGTGACTATTCGGATGGGTCTCCACCCATCGACCGTCTTCACGGACCCGGCCGTCGTCATTTCGCCCCCTCTGAAGATGGAGCTCGATGTCGAATACACATACCTGTCCGACCCCGAGGTGGATTTCATCAAGTCCCACCCCCAAATGTACGCTTTCGAACAGCTTCAGAAGAATGAATTCTTCGCACCCCAAGGCATCAACACCATCACGTGCCCCCTGACCATCATCAATTGTGTAAAAGAAATCTTCTTGATCATCCAGAACGACTCGGCCAAAGGCTATGACTACTCGAACGTCAATGGGGGTTCGACCGATCAGCTCTCGACCATGGTCCTGTTCTTCAATTCGACGGACCGAATCTCCTCAGACGTCGGGACCCCAGTTTTCCTCAGAAATATACAGGCTCTAGAATTTCACACACGAGTTCCCAACTACCTGTTCTATATGTACTCGTTCAGTATAGATCCAGAGTCTGAGCAACCCACGGGTAACGTCAACTTTTCACGCATAGAACAGAAGAACCTCGTCCTGACCATGAACCCCAGTCAGGCGAATAGGTACGTGACCGTCTACGCCCTCAGCTACAACTTCCTGATGGTCAGTGGCGCGACAGCCGAAGTTATATTTAAAAATTACATCTCCTAGAAATGGTCGAAGCTGCTGCGATGGACATATTTCTGCCTGTTATGGAATCGGCTGTGATTCTGGCGGCTCACTACTGCAAGGCGGCCGGCCGGGACTGCGTACAGGGCGAGGACATGCGCATAGGTCTGATGTTTGCGGCTCGGAACGTCGCTGGGAAACACCTGGGGACTCTGTATCCGGAGCTTTACGAGTCAGACGAGGACTCCGGGTCCGGTTCGTGGGAAACGGTTTCTGATGGGGAGGAGGAGGAGTCGCCATGCGACTCCGACGACGTCTGGACCCCCTACGAAGGCGCGGAGGACGAGATGGCCCGGAAGATGAACGAGTGCGCCGAGACGTGGGACGCGTGGGAACCCGAGACGCCCGCGGAACGTGCGCTCAAAAACGCAGTAGACAAACAGAGACAAGAGTAGATGGACTGGGAGTCCGATGATGAGGAGGAACAGAAGCCCAAGTACTCCATGATCCTTTCAGAAGAGGAATACGAGGACGACGAAGGTCCGGAGTCGTACGAAAAGGACCCACTTCAGGACAATTTTGAAGACCCAGATCCTAGCCCTGAAATAGAAGGCTGGGATCCACGCGAGGCTCACAATTATTTTCGGCTCCAGTAGTAACAAATGGCCTCCGCTCTCTCCGGTATCGCTCTCCAGGTCGAGGCTCAGTCCGTCAACGCCATCATCGCCGGCTTTGCGTTTGCTAGCGCCATCTCGTGGGTCGATGCCATTCGCTGGGTAATTTCGCAGCTGATCCAGGTCAACAAGAACGGTGGTCAGTACTACTTCCTTACGGCCATCTTCACGACCCTCCTGTCGGTCGTGGTGTTCATGGTCGCCAAGGCGTTCATCAAGAACGTTGAGGTCAAGGAGGCCCAGGTGGCCTACGCGGTGACAAGAGCGTGAGCTACACTGCGGCCCGAATGGGCACGACCTTCACTGGGGCCTGGAGAGGGGGAACTGCAGTTCCGGGACGAGTTTTCCAAACAAAAATAAAACCCAAAATAGCGAGGACGACCAGCCACCATTGAATCTTAGGACGAGTGGATTCCTTCTCAGGTTTGGGTATCTGAAAAGTCATCGCTTCTACAATTCGTCTAATCTCGACGTCTTGTAGAGGTGGCGGGGGCGGAGGGGGTCGTTCCTGGTCCCGAATGTGAATTCTCAAGACGAATGCGTTCGTGTCCCACCCCCTGAAATCGAGGGGGTTCCCAGACTTGTCGACCCACCGGACCGTCAGACGCTGTAGGCTGGCGATGGGTTCCGGGTACTGGACGGACACGCGGTAGTCCTTGTTCTCATGGAAGTTCTTGATACAGGCTGAACCCACGTCCATTATGACCGGGGCAAAGTTCCGGTTGGCGTTGCTT